TATGGGGTTGTAGCTCAGTTGGTTAGAGCGCCTGCCTGTCACGCAGGAAGTCGTGGGTTCAAGTCCCATCAATCCCGTATGCCTCCGTAGCTCAGTGGTAGAGCAGGGCTTTTGTAAAGCTCAGGTCGCAAGTTCAAATCTTGTCAGAGGCTTTGGGTGGGTGTCCGAGTGGTTAATGGAGGTGGACTGTAAATCCACTGGCTCTGCCTACGTTGGTTCAAATCCAACCCTGCCCATATCAATCCTCTTTAGCTCAGCGGTAGAGCGAACGACTGTTAATCGTTTGGTCCCTGGTTCGATCCCAGGAAGGGGAGTAAGTTATATATAATTTTATGAAAAAAGATTACGACGGTCCACTATACGCACCTTGGCATAAAGTTGAGGCAGGTAAAAAGCAATTTCGTGAATGGTTAAAAAAGCATGGCGTTTCTGGTACATCCGATCCCACCAAATCCAGTATGGGTTAAAAAAGAATTCCTCTATGACCATCAAAAAGGTCATGGAGAATTAACTCCTGGTATATGGATCTCAGTAAAAAGTGTTCAAACTAAAGCATTATATTTTGAGACATTACTCACAGAATATGGTGCTTTGTATGATAAATTGCCTTTAAGTGCATTTGTATGGAAGACTGACTTCAATCCAGATGATCAGTTACCGTTAGATGTGCTTGAACTTTGGGATTGTTTTGATTATAATATCACAGTAGTGAGAAAACCATTACTAGGTAGATGTGAATTCTTTGGCAAAGATAAACGGATGCATTCGGGAGAATATGAATTCACAATTGACTCTGCTCATCCAGATCATTCTATTATTGATACCAATTTTTCTGAGTTGGACCCCGAACACAAATCATTCAATATCATCGCCCTTGATAATGGACAATTTGCTGCTCAACCAAACAATAGAGTGATCTGGAGAGACGGTAGTCTCATTCCAGATAAACTTAAGCAACCTGATTTTAAAGTTTGTACACAAAATTATGCAGTCGAAACTGAACCAAAATGGTGGTCAGTTGGGCATACTGATGAGTGGCAGTATAAAACTGAGGAAGAAGAAACTTATGATTATCAGCGTTACACCGACACGTAGTCGTATCCGTATAAATAGACCTGTAGCAAATAGTGTAATTATCTGTGGGAACTCGTAAAATTTCTCAATTGGAAACAATTACAGATGCAAATCTGTCGGGTGAAGCGATTCTCCCTGTAGTTGTATCTGACCCTTTGATTCCTAACCGAAAGGCGAAAGTTAATCAGTTATTCAAAGGGGTGTCTCAAGGTAGCAAAACTGCTCCAGGACTTTGTTTTGACTTGGATCGTGATTCTGGTATCTATCAGAACGCATATAATGAATTTGGTATTGCTATTGGTGAAGGTGGTTACTACTTTAACCGTACCATTATCAATGTTAGTGAATCCTCAAATTACATCACTGCTATTGATGATCTTCGTCCCAACGTTAACTTGATTCTTGCTCCTTCTGGTGCAGGTGCTGTTAAAGTTGAGGGTGACTTTAGGGTTGAAGATGCTGAGTTCATCATGCAGAACAACTCTTCGTCAACTAATGCGAAGTTTGATATCTCTCAGGTCGGTGTTAGTGGAACTAAAGTATTTCAATTACCTGAAGTTGCTAGTGGTTTGATTGCACAGGTACTTTGTACCGATACTGCACAAACGATTACTAACAAAACTATTAACGTTTCTGACACAAATTTATTCATTGAGAATGCAAGCGATCGTGCAAGATTTGCTGTAAGTTTTCCCAACACATCTGGTGGTACTGGAGAAAGAGTTTATACAATTCCTGATCCTGGTAACATCTCTACTGTTCAAGAAGCAAACCAGTTCACATCTACAATTCTAGATACAAAATCTAGTTTGATTGTATTTAACAAGAGCATGGTTGATGTCAAGTTCGTTGCTGATGACGAGGTTGATACCAACTACACGCAGATGAATACTGATGCTCTTACTGCGAATAGAACAATCACAATGCCTGATACCAACATTATTTTGGTTGGTACAGACGCTACACAGGTTATTCAGAACAAAAGTATTGAAACTCTGATCCTTCAAGATCCTACAGACAATACTAAAAAGGTTACGTTCAATGTTTCTAACCAGAATGTTCAATCAAATGAAGTATTTTCATTCCCTCCAACGAATGCACTAAATAATTCTGGTGGGACAAACTTCATTTCAACCGAGAGAGCAGAGCAAGATCTGTTTAACAAGAGTCTTTACAATCCCACGTTAAAGACAATTGGCAACACTAGCGGACAAGTAATTATTTCTGTTGAGAATATTACGGGTCCGAGAACAATTAAGTTCCCTGATGCTGATGCTACACTTCTCTCAACAGAAAACGTCACTCTTGATGATGTTAACTTTGGTGCTGGTATTGGTGCCGCAAACTTATCTGGTCGAACCAGACTACAACAATTCTTTTACGCTGGATTCTAATAAAAAATGGCAGATCAAGGACTTTTAGGGCAAGCAAAACCCGCCGCAACTACAAATACTATTTTGTATGCAGCACCTGTCGATGTGTCTGCTAGCACTGTACTAACTGTTGCTAATGATGGCACAGGTGCTGCATATGATATCGCAATCAAAGATTATGATCAAAAACTAGTACTCGATCAAAGTACTTATAAATTGCACAAAGGTGATGTAATTACTGGTTATAGGATCAATCTTGGTACTACACCAATTGCTGCCGACTCTGGAATAACACCAGGCACTGTATTAACTTCTACAGACGGAGAAAAAACAGCAAAGTTTGAATCATATTATCTTCCTCCTTTTACTGAGGTTGATGTTAAGAAACTTGCCATCACGGTAATCACACTTGACACCAGTCCAACACCAACTGCCCTGAGCACATTCCCTGTAGGTGCAACTATTTCTAATGGTTCTGGTGGTGCTGCAACCATTTACGATATTGCAGATTCGTCTGGTAGTTACAATGTGTATGTTAATGTCACTGCTGGATCATTCTCTGATGGTGATTCTATTACTACTAGTTCAAGTGGTACAGGTACAATTGCTGCATCTGGTGTTGCTACTGCAACAGATCAATTTGTATTTGCAACAGATGGTAGCGCAACATTTGGACTAAATCTTATAACTCCAATTTCAATATTTGGTGATAGAACATATCGTTTTGATATTGCTGACAGCACCATGTCAGGTACAAACTTTGCTCTCTCTGATACTATCAATGGTATTCATGGTTTTACTGGTGATGCCAGCGATGGCGGAGTAGAGTACACAACTGGTAAAACAACCAACGGTACAGCAGGATCTAGTGGTGCATACGTCCAGTATGATTTCACTCAAGATGCTGCACTTGCATCTACATTCTATTACTTTGAGAATAGTGGTGCTGGTACATCTCCTGCAAATGTATTTGGTGGATCCCAATACAACTTTACCACATCTACAGCATACACATATGCAGAAATTTATGTATATGATTTGGTTGGTACTTGGGTAGCAGGCGCAGATACATTCCTAAACAATGGTGTTACTTATAACGTAACAACATTAACGACTGGTCCTTATGGTGTTGTTCGTGATTATACGGGCACTACTTTGACTGTAGTTAAAGGTTTGAATTCTGCTGATTTTGCTGGTAGTGATACATTCCAAGATGCTCCTTTGTTGACCACTGCTGCTAGAGCAACTGCAACTGTCAGCAGCGAAACCATCGGAACACTTGTAGTTGAGGATTCTAACTACATCACCAAAGATAAAACACTCGCTGCTAACAATGTAGATCGTGTCACATCTTTAGTTGTTGGTCCTGGCGAACGTGTTATTGTTGAGAGTGCAACTCAAAACAATATCTTTAGTGTTATTGGATTTGAAGATGCTTCTGATGCACTTTCAGTAAGAGTTTATAATCCTCAAGGTGGTGACGCTGCTGCTTCTGGTAGTGGTGGTTGATCTCCTTTTATTCGTTCATAAATAATCCAAAGAGCACCGTAGGAAATGTCCCTTACAAGACTTAAAAATATAATCACGTCCAGAACTGGACGTATTATTTACGTCAACCCTGACGATTTTGACGCTTCTGACTCTATTGATAATAGGGGGAACTCTGCGCTGCGTCCTTTTAAGACCATACAAAGGGCATTCCTAGAAGTTGCTAAATTCTCTTATCGAGTTGGACTATCAAATGATGAATTTGATGCCTTCTCGATCATGCTGTATCCAGCAGAATATATCATTGACAATCGTCCTGGTGAAATTCTTTACACCAATGTTCCTCCTATTGATTCCAACTCAAACTTAGATCTCAACTCACCAAACAACGTATTATATAAGTTTAACTCAATCGAAGGTGGTGTCATCGTTCCTAGAGGTTGTTCCCTCGTTGGTACTGATCTTCGACGTACAAAAATTATTCCTAAGTACATCCCTTATCCTACAACATACCCTGCAAAAGGTATCATTGAGGATGAGACTGATGCTGATGATGATGGCATCTTTGAATCTCTTGGAGATCTCCCACCAAGAACTGCTATCTTCCGTGTAACTGGTGGTACATATTTCTGGCAGTTCTCTTTCTTTGATGGTGCTGAAGAAGGTGTATACTTTAAACCAGACTCTACAGAAACTATTCCGCCTAAGTTTTCTCACCATAGACTAACTTGCTTTGAGTTTGCTGATGGTTTGAATCCTTTGAGTGCATTGCTTTCACAAGGCAGAGTTCCTGCTGGTGATTACACAGCAGTTCCTAATATTGACCAACGAACTGACCTAGAGATCTACTATCAGAAGGTATCTAAGGCATTTACTGCTATTCCTGATACTTCTGGTGATCCTACACAAGATCAAATTCAAGCAAGGGTCGAAGAAAATCGTATTGTTGGTCCTATTTCCGATGAATATTCCGTCCTCCAGATCCAGAAGAATGGAACGACTGCAACAGCGTACACTGTTAGCAACGATGGTCAGCAAACAGCAGTCGATCACGGATTTTCCGTTGGCGTTAACATTAACATTAGTGGAGTTGATGGTAGCACTGGACCAAATAGCTCCGTCGATAGAGGATATTATAATGGATCCTTCGTCGTCACGTCTGCGTCAGGCAATAAGTTTACTTACCAAATGATTCAGGAACCATCTGGTGATGCTACTGGAGACAATATTACAGTTAAGACTGAGATTGATACTGTTGACTCTGCATCTCCTTATGCGTTTAACCTGTCACTGAGAAGTGTCTGGGGCATGAATGGTATGTTTGCGGATGGTAGCAAAGCAACTGGATTTAAGTCTATGGTTGTAGCTCAGTTCACTGGATTGTCCCTCCAAAAAGATGATAGAGCATTCGTAAGGTTTGTATCATCTGCAACTGGTGGTGACTATGTTCCTGCAACTTCTGGCGATGGTGCTCACTTAGATGGATTTGCTGAGTATCGTAGAGGATGGGGACACGATCATATTAAGTGTTCTAATGATTCCTTTGTTCAGGCAGTTTCTGTTTTTGCTGTGGGATATGCGGGTCATTTTATCGCACTAAGTGGCGGTGACATGTCAATTACTAACTCGAATAGTAATTTTGGAAACACAGCTTTAAGATCTGCTGGTTTCAAAGCACAATCATTCTCTAAAGATAAAGCGGGTGAGATCTCTCACATTATCCCCCCTAAAGCACTCTCAACCATCTCTACAATCGGTTCTGGGTCACTGAATGGTTCACAGATCGTTCTTGCTGATGACGGGTCTTCTAGCGGCATTATACCTGGCATGAGAGTCAGTTCCGACTATACAGTTGGTAGTGTTAAAGCAGTTCCTGAGAATACATTTGTTACTCTGGTTAATGAAGTTGATAGAACTGTTACTCTTAACCGTACACTTACTGGTGCATTTACTTCTCAAGCAATTATTTTTGGGGATGAAACTACTGTCAACTGGGTCAACGTTGATGTTCAGAAGACAAAGTTTGTCAACGCACAAAGTTTGGCAGCATCTGGTGAAGAAGGAACTCGTTTGTATCTGTATGGATACAACAACCTGACAACACCTCCTCCAACTAGAGTGCAGGGTTTCACGATTGGTGCTCGTGTTGATGGTACTGGAGCAAACGCAGTTCCTGATAAACTATTTTGTTTGTTAGCAGCAACTTCGGGTGCAGATCCTTCTGTCCTCAGTGCAAAGATTGATGGTGCTGGTTCTAGTGTTTCGGGTCTTGCTGCTGGTGCTGTTGGATCACCTATTCAGTTTGATTCCAATTATTATGATATTGACCAAAACGCTTCTACTGGTACTTCTGGGGATACAACCGCAGGTGCTCTTGTAACTGGTAAAGAGACGCAAGGTGGTTGGTATATTGCATGTAATGTGAATACTCAATATCAAACAGAGAACACCATTTACAATGCTATCAAGACAAACGCTGCTATTGGTGGTTTAAACTTTACACCAACAACATTTATTAAGCGTATTGCTGATAGTAGAAACCTAGCAGATAGAACTTATCGTGTTCGCCTAGTAATTCCTAAAGAGAAAACATCACCCATTCCTAGAGATCCACTCTCTGGTTATGTAATGCAACCACTGCAAGGTGAGGGCGAAAATAATACTTTAGCGAATACTTTCTACATCTATGATATTCAAGTAGTCCAAGAATATATTAGGGATAGTCAAGATGGAATCTACTACATTACCTTCCTTTATGCAACTGTACGTCCTTCAGTTAATAACTTCCGCGACAGGAAGTTCTCTCAAAACGTCAACGAAGTCTATCCTACGTTTGACCGAGACAACCCTGTTGCTGACCCTGCTGCTGCTGTATCCATCGCTGACAACGAAACTATAGGTTTAGTATACTCAACGAACGGACAGACACCATACAGTCAAAATAAAGATCCTAAACTATCAATCACTAAAGAATCAACTCTCAAACTTGTTAGTGATGCAAATTGGAATGATCCAGCATATAATGCACAGGATCAAACACTTAGTAATGTTCTAATTACCGCTCGTGCTGGTGATGAAGAGACTAGGAAAATTAACATTAGAGAAAATGCTGGTGTCAATGTTCCTATTGCTGTTGAGTTTAGACGCCACTCTATTCTTAGATCTGGTATCCATACTTTTGAGTATCTTGGTTTTGGTCCTGGTAACTATTCAACTGCATTCCCTCAGACACAGGTTGAAACACTATCTTCTGATCAGATTAAGTTCTCTCAGTCTATTAAAGAAGAGGGTGGTGTTGCATTCTACTCAGGTCTGAACTCTAATGGTGACTTGTTCATTGGTAACCAGGTTATTAACCCTGTTACTGGACAGATTACGAACGAAGATATTGCACAGTTGAATGTTGTTGGTGAAGAGAATACAACCATTGAAACATTCTCTGAGTTGGTTCTTACAGACAAACTAACTGTTATTGGTGGTGCATCTAACCAGTTAGAATCAATCTTTGCTGGTCCTGTTACATTCCAAAGCACGTTATCTTCCACAAACAATATTGTTGCTAGAAAATTAACTTATTCTAACCAAGATGGTACTGTTCAAAGACAAACTCTTCTTGCTCCAGAACTCAACGCAGACCCTTCAAACGGACCTAATCTTGCCAACATTGCGGGGTATGATACCCCTGGTGATGGTGATCTTGTTTATAACACAAATTGGACGCCTGGTAAATCTCTTGGTTGGATTTATTTTAATGGAGCGTGGAAAGAGTTTGGTCTCACAGATACTGGTTTCATCAATATTGATTCTAGTGGTGCTAGCCCAGTTGTCGGTATTGGCACTGCTGCTAATAGTTCGTACCGAGTCAATATCGATGGGAATGTAAGAGTTGATGGTGACGTTGTTGGTACTGGTCTTGGCATTGTTGGTCCTAGTAAGTATATTACTAGGCGATATGCTCCAGGAACTTCTGGTGGTCCTGACGGATCTGTCACTACTTTTGCAATCACTAATTACACTGCTCAGGGTACAGCACACACTTCAAGTTCTGTTCTAGTATTCTTAAATGGTGTTGCTCAAATTGGTGGTTCTACAGCAGAAACAGCAGCAGGGACAGCAAACTATCATGTAGCAAGTAATTCTGTTACATTCGCTGATCCTCCATTGACAACTGATACGGTTCATATCGTAGAACTTCCACTCTAAATAGTAACGAGGAATAGTAAGAACCAATGGCAACTACCAGAATTAGTGGCAATCAGATTGCCGATCAGACAAATGCTACCATTAAAAACCTAGCATTCGTTACATCAGATCTAAATGTATCGCCCCAAATTATTTCTAGTTTCATACTTCCTGTAGGTACAACTGCACAAAGACCTACAGGTGTTGTAGGTTCGCTGAGATATAACAGCACTACTTTATCTGCTGAAATCTATAAACCTCCTGGTCCTGGTGTAGCAGATGAATGGTTGCCTCTTGCTGGTGGTGGTCCGTCTATTGGTGAAGATTCTGTCATTAGAACAAACGCTAATACTATTTCAGAGAATCTTTCAGTTGGTCCTACTGCTGGAAATCAATTTGCTAATGGCATGAGTGCAGGACCAATAACTATTGCCACTGGATACACAGTAACGGTAGAATCTGGTGGATCTTGGAGTATTAGATAATGGGAAAGTTAATTGTAGGAAATATTTCATCATTAAATCCACCTACAGATAACACTGTAACTGTAGATGCAGGGTCTAGATTGTCTACCCTAGCAGAGGTACGGTTGAATGGTCAATCATTCCACCCTTTGCCTATTCCTACTGTTCCTAACTATATCGCACAAAAGTATAATCCTACGGATCTTTATAATGGGGCAGTTGGTCCTGATGGCGTTACAATATTAGAACCATTTGGAACTGCTGCGGCACGAGCAACAATGTCTCGTGATACTTCAGTCACTGATTCACCTGCTGGTGGTGTACCATTGAAGATGGTTCCCACTTCTGCTAATGATCCCTATACTCAAACTTATAATGCCTCTACCTGGAATATTGCTAGAGCACAACCTGGAGAAACATGGACACTGAGTGTTTATGTAAAGGCGAATACAACTACTCAAACTCAGATCTACTTATTTGAGGTAAATGCTGCTGGAGCTTATACCATAGCACCAAGCGTTACAGTAGACATTGGTACAACTTGGCAAAGAGTTTCTGTTACTAGAACTATCGCAAACGCAACAACAGTTGCATTACAAACAAGATTAGATGGTCATGGCACAAGTGCCTTAGGTACAGAATTGTGGTTTGATGGTCTAATGTTAGAGAAATCTTCAACACCATCTCCATGGTCTGGTAGTGCTAAACCAGTTGTTCATCCTTTGGTATTAGAAACTGGAGTTCTGCAATATAATATGGCATCCAATAGATTGGAAGTCGTTGATAATAATAATATTTTAATAGACGAAGTACCTCCTCAACCAACAGTAGAGAATCCCATTGGTTCTGTAGGACCTGGAGGAGGATTTACAGTTGCCGAAGGTGCTATAGATACTAATGTCATCAATCATACCTTTGCTGGTATGATGACGTTTCAGTCAAATATCAGAAGAAATGGCGCACCAACTGGCAATGAAACTTTTAATGATACCCCAAACTTGAGGCACCCATTAGAATATGTTTCAACAACAGATAATGCAAACTTTTCTATGCATACGGGTCATTCTCCTACTCCTTGGCCTCAATTTTTTGCAATTAAGGTTTCTAATGATACCTATGGTCGAGTATTGAATAGAATTAGATGGTATAAACATGCCAATGCTGTTGGTAATGTTAACATTTGGGGCAGTAACTATGATATCGATCGTAGTTCATTCAATGATATCACTAGTCAATGGACATTTATAGATCGTCAACATTTTGGTGGGTCTGGTTCTGGTAGTGAAGGTGGTCAATTAACTAGACCATTCACAAATACAAATGGATACCGTTGGTATTTGTTAGAAATGGTCGATAACAACTCATCTTCTCTTTCATATCCTACTGTAGGAACTCAAGGTGGATGGGCAATGTACAGTTTAACTTTCGATAAAGTATAATGAGTATAATTACAACTGCTGGTTTAGAAGGCACTGCTGCACAGTTAGGTGCAATTAATATCCCTCTAGGTACTGTATTGACTATAGATGGGATGTTGGAGTTTAAAGATACGGGTGGACATAAACTTCCCGCAGGTATAACTGCACAAAGACCTGTAAATGCTTATCCTGGTTATATTAGATTCAATACCGATATTAGTTCCATTGAATTGTTTACTGGTTCTGAGTGGGAAACTGTTGGTTCGGGATCTTTACTTCCTACTGTTGGCGACTTCACCAATCCTGCTAAAAGTGGTAAAGAAATTAAACTTGTAGGTAGACCTTCTGGATATTATTGGATCAGACCAGTAGGATATACTATTAGTAGATTATGTTATGTGGATAATGATAACTATGATGGTGGTTGGGTATGTGTACAAACTGTAGGATCCGATTCAACTAGACATTGGGACACTATTGAGGCACAGAATCTTTATACTGGTACTGTTGGTGGTATTACTACTGATTATATACCAGTAAGTAGTACAGGTTATAGCACGACTGATGGCAGAAGATGGGAAGATGTTTTTGTTAGGGACTTAATGAGTCCTGCTAATGGTGGAGATCAAATCTTTAATCTTAGAATGTCTAGGAATAATGCACAACCTGTTGGCGGTGTATATGATACATATAGCGGAGGAACTTCTGCTGATTGGAGGTATGCAGCATTCGTTAGATATAATTATGGTTGTTTTTATTATTCATCTCGTAATACTGGCGGTGATGGTCGCCAGGGTGACAGAAGAGAAGGTACATTCTCAGTCTCACATACATATCCATATAGTTGGGAACAACCTGGTGGATGGGGAAATATCAGAGTATATAGTGATGCCTATAAAGTATTTGATTTCCACTCTAATCCATCCAGCAATCAAACCTCTCGTTATGGTGTGAATAGATTCCTTTGGGGATATACTGGTGCTAATAGTGGGCAGGGTATTTACGGAGGATCTGACTCATTTAATGGAAGCAACAATAAAAACCCAGGATACATGTTTGTACGATGAGCACTATTAAAGTAAAAAGAATAGAAGCAGGATCGGAAGATGATTATAAAATCAATCTTCCCTCTAATGCACATTTAAACATCAATGGTGGTTTTGCTACAACTGCTGATGGTAAGTTAAAGTTGCCTGTTGGAACAACAGATGAGAGACCAGCATCACCCGTAGCAGGACAGATTCGTTTCAATACAACTCTCAACACTGTTGAAGGTTACAATGGAACTGCGTGGTCAAGTTTGATGCTTCAAGGTGATGCAGTAGTCGAGGAGGAGGAGACTACTACAACAGGAAGTATTCCACAAAAATCATTGGTGATTCATACAGATCCAAATGATGGAAGATCGATGGCGCAGAATGCATCAATCAATGGTGCAAATATCATACACAATTTGGTTGACAATGATTTTAACTTTGGCATACCAACAGATAGAATTGTAACTGAAACTCATAATAATAATTTAGTAACCGTTTTAGATTTCTCTACAAACGGAAACGGTTGTATGAAGTTGGCAACTAGTGGAGGATATACAGACGCACCAACATTCTATCATGCTTCTGTTATAATGTTTATTAAATGGAGAACAAGTGATAGTCAATGGAGAACACCTTTGCGTTCTCGTAATGCTGACCACCATGTTATTGTGCAAGATGGTACTAAAAACCTAGGCATGTATGATAACAATGGTGGTGGTTTCCAAGATAGTGGGTATGATATTAACTCGTTCCCAGATTGGGATACTAAGTTGAATATGTACACATGGTTGTTTTCAGATACAACTTCTGGACAGTATTCTCCTTGCTATCAATGTTTCTTTAATAATGAATCAACAGCAAGGGCAACTATTAATACCACAAATTCTCGATTTAATAGAGGATTCTATCATGTAGGTGCATGGGGATCTGGTGTCATAAGTCCGCACACCAGTTCTCAAAATTGTGGAACTATAGGACCATTTTTATACTATGGACGACACATTTCACTTGCAGAAAGGACTGAAGTGTACAACTACTATAAAGATACATACGGTATCTGATAAATAATACGAAGGAACCAGGATCACGATGTCTCAAATTAATGTTGACAAAATAGTATCCCTCACTGGAGGTGTTGGATCCCCTGAGATCCAATTGGAATCTGGTGGTGGATTTAAGTTTGATAATGGCACACTCTATATTGATAGTGTAAATAATGAAATTGGTGTTAATACCACCACACCTAGAGCATCTCTAGATATTAATGCTACTGATGGTATTATTGTACCTGTAGGAACAACTGCTGAAAGACCTGCAACACCTATTGAAGGTTTATTTAGATATAACTCTACAGATCGAACATTTGAAGGTTATGCTTTCAATGAAGAAACTGCCGCAGTAGAATGGGGACCGATTGCTGGTGCTGGTGGCACACCTACTCAGTCAACAGATAGATATAGTGCCGACTATTCTGAAAATGCTGTTCTTAAATCAGACGGCACTAATACATATTGGGCATTTGACGGTGGAAATGCTTCTTCTTGGTCCTTATCGAGAATCTGGACTCATGGTTATGTTGGCGGAGGATATAAATCATCTGCTCCTTGGAACAATGTAAACCGTACAGTCCATGCTACAGACACATCTGTCAACTTGGGTGATACACTAGATAAATCTGGTGCTTACATGTCAGGATCCTGGAATGATAATAAACATTTCTTCCACTCAATGGAGAACACTTATAGAGGTTCTTCTGACTATACATCTGGATTTAGTATGACCAATGAGGTTGGTATTGCACACCAAAGTTCATGGGATATGACCGTATCTCGTGCATCTATGGGTTCATTCCAAGATCATGTATTTGCTGGTGGTTACTCTTACTTGTATGGTGGTGGTAATGCTAGGATGGACAGATTTAATATTACCAATGAAGTGATGTCTACTGCTAACTTCCCTAATTCTCCTGGTGATACTGGAGATGACCCCACATGGGGTGGACATGGTAGACTTAGAGGATGGTATAAGAGAGGTAATACTAGACAAGCATTTGATTGGAAAACTGAATCTTGGGTAACATGGGCGACTGCTCCTGCTGGTGATGGTTGGAAGAAAATTCTGTCATCTATGATTGGTCATTTCTATTGTGGTAGAGGTAACAATAACCAGAATAATAATTCTAAGATTGATGATACTACAGGTGTTAACCTCAGTAACATCAACTTTGGTCAAATGGGTGAAGAAAACTTCCAAATGGGCATGAGAAAAGGTTATTGCTTGGGCAACTATAATGGTGCTCAGAACAATCAAACGTTCAAGGTAAACTATCAAACTGATAGTACAACTTCCTTGGGTGCTACAGCAGAACCTAAAGGTCATGATGGCATGAGTTCTGCTCATTGTTCCTCTGCATCTGCTGTAAGTGGTGCAAATGGTGATGGCACTCTTGCATATGATTATGGTACAAATATCCCCAACTTCTGATGGAAACTAGAGACGTTATTGTTTTAGATCAAGAAAGATTCCCCAAAATTGCTAATTGGGGAACAATTCTCGGCAACAAACTAGGTTTAGGATTTTTTATCCTAGATGATATATACTGGGATTATATTCCTCATGAGGTAACTTATCTGAGGTTTGATTATAAAACAGCAGATTATGGTTATAGATATTGGGGTGAAACTAGGAAACAGACATCATCTTATGGTAGTGATGAGGAAGGAACTACATTAAAGAGTAAAGAAAACGTTCCTGATGTATATTCTAAGTACGTCAATCCATTTATGGAAGCAGTAATTGCTTTGGCAGTACAAGAGATTTTTGAGAAAAGGTATAGTGACCTGCGTACTAACTATTCATATCTAGAAGAGATAACATGGGCAGACCAACTTGCTGAATCTGAGGCATATATTGCAGATTCAACTGTTGAAACTAAACTTATACATAGATTAGCAGAAGTTAGAGGTTTGACAACTGAGGCATTTGCGAGTAAAGTAGTAGAGAAGCAATCTGAGTGGAAAGAGAAACTTTATGATCTTGCCGTACAAGAACAGAAAGTTATTGCCACTTGCAAATCTTGTACTAACGTTCAAGATGTGAATCTCTTCTTAGAAGACTACTTTGGTATACCTTTATCTAATGATTTGTGTTTAGCATATGGAAGATGTACAAGAGACGATGAAACAAACGTTGTCAGCAGAAAAATCCCCTCTCCCTCGGGCATTCAGTTCTGATAACTATAGTTTAAGTGATATTGTGGAAGATCTCAAGGACTTTGATTCTTGGGATCTTGATGACTTCGACAAACAAGTAATTCAGTGGTCGGATACTCAATACTTTGAACAGTCTGAGTATCAAAATAAATATTTTGTTATTGGTTCGCAAGTAACACCATATAGACAATTAAGACAAGCGTGCATGGAGATCCAGTCACGATATAATGCCCTGCAAAAAACTACCATTCAATATAAACGGTGTCTTAATGACATCGCTCGCACTAGAATGGAGATTGAACATGAAGAAGATGAGTGGGACCGTACAGACAAGAGTTATGAACTAGAATTGCTCCTAATTGATAAAACAATCTGGGCAAATAAAATTAATCAGTCTAAACAAGAACTGGACGGATTGATGAAAATTATTAAACAGCGACATGATATTGATGTTAATCATCCAACCGAACTGATGGATAGGATTAGCGATCATAATATCCTTGAGGAAGAAGAACATAAGTATTGGATTGCTCGTATGGCAAAACAATCTGCACTAGATCTTCTAACTAGTGGTAGAATACAATCAGGTAATCTTGAGAGTATGTTGATGATGACTCCTGAAGATCAAGTAGCAGTTGCTGACCTTGCGCTCACATATTCAACAGCACTTAATAGATGTATCGGCGGTATTAAAGAATCGGCAGAGAATCGAGTCGATAAAATGTTAGATGGAAGACCGCCACAAATGTTTGACACCACTGGAGTATTAACAGATTATGCAACCAACAACATCGCAGATAGGTCGATTCAGTCTGCCGATAAACCCCAAATTGCCCCCTGATTATCTTGAAGAAGAGTTTATTCCATTTCTTCTTAAGCATAACACGCTAATTTATGATTTATACTTCACCTCTCGTATGCCACCATTCGCACAGGATGCGATGGGTGATGTATTTACTAGCAGCAAATCAGCACAAGATGCTGTAAAGAATGCTCTGTATATTTCAGAGAAAACTCAGATCCCATTGTCTGCTACATTCAATAACATCTGGGTAAGACCTGATCAAAAGAATTTAGATGAGTTTATCAAGAACTTTAAGTTTTTGTATGATAATGGTGTTAGAACTGCAACTATCCCCCATACATCATGGGTGATGACAGGACAACTCAAGAAAGAATTTCCCGAACTAAAGATTAAGAATACAATTCTACGTGATGTAATCAAACCTAATGAAATTGTCACTCTTGCGAGTGCTGGGTTTAACTATATCAACTTAGATCGTGATATCATGCGCGATCAAGATGCATTTGAGATGTTACTCAAAGCAAAAGATTATTGTGCCAATAAAGGAACACCCATAGAATTATCATTACTTGCTAATGAACATTGCTGGGGTGGTTGTCCTATTATGCCAGAGCATTATCAATACAATGCCACACGAAAGGGCACAGAACCAGCATACTTTAGCAGTGAGATTAGTCGTGTTTCATGTTCACGTTGGGATGCATATGATCCTGCAAGTGAACTCAAGAGCGCCAATCTACCGCCTTGGAGGAGTGATTGGCAATGGTTCTTAGATAATGGCATCGATGTGTTTAAAATGCACGGTAGAGAGGATGCAATGCGTCTTAAAGAATCCATGGATTTAGTTGAACGGTGGGCAAATCATGAAACTCTCATGTATCCTGAGTATCAAAAGTATTTGAATGATGTAGACATCAAAGAGAAACCAATTGACATATGGCGTGATAAGATTAAGACATGTAAGTTTAACTGTTGGGATTGTAATTATTGTGAAACTGTGGTAGAATCACATCTGAAGAAGCAACAGAGAAAAATGAATCCTTTAGTTGATCATGTTATTCGTTCTATTGATGGTGCAGTAGATAATAATTCTAAATTTGATCCTGTAGGGTATGATATTGTAGGTCTATCTTCCAATAAAGTACGACATTTACTAAACAATCTTTGTAGTGAACGTGGCACAGTATATGCTGACGTTGGTTGTTATGTTGGCAGCACAGTGTTTGCTGCTCTTATGAATAATGAATCAGTCAAAGCATATGCAATTGATGATTTCTCTGATGGTTTAATTGTACCTAAACGTAAAGACTTGTTTGAGGATTTTGAACGTATTACTAATCCTGTAGATACATTCATTAAGAATACTGAGAAGTGGATGAATCTTAATTGCTCTGCTGTGCTCTCATTGAAATCTATTCAAGAGATCAACTTTAACACTGAATATCGTCCTAGTGTAATATTCTATGATGCAGAGATTGAAGATAACATGGTCGCAAACCTAGAACATTTGCATAACGAAGCACAAGATAATTACATTTTGGTCATTGATGATGCCAACTTCCAGACCTGTACTGACAATGCAGAGAAGTTTTTATCTGACAAAAATGTATTATTCAAGAGAATTATTACCACTGAAATACCAGAAGATGCGAATGACTGGTGGAATGGTGTTGTTATTGCTGTTATTGATAAGATAAATAGGAATGAAGAAGAATAGGATCATTTCATGTCAACACTAACTGTTGGAACAGTAAATGCCATTTCGGTTGTTACAACTGGTGATATCGATGCTGATTCCAATACTTTATTTGTAGATGCCTCTGAAAATAAGGTAGGAATCGGCACATCATCTCCAACAGCAGCGTTTGAGGTGGTACAAAGTGGTGGTGTAAGATTAAAATCAACACCACTAATGGAGACTGCACAAATTATTGCAAATACATCAAATTCTAGTACAAATATAGACTTGATTAGTGGTGGTGTAAAGGTTTGGACAACTGCAAGTACGGGCAATTGGACTCATAATTTAAGAGGAGATGGTAGCACTACACTAGAATCAATGCTAGGAGTTGGTGAGGTAACAGTATATACAATGATCACTGCACTTGGTGGAGCATCTGGATATAGTGCAACACTAAGTATTGATGGCACTGCTAGAACTGTTTATTGGACAGGTGGCACTCCACAAGCAAAAGGTGGAGCATCAGGATATGATGTATATTCATATACTATCACTAAAACTGCTGCCAACACATATATTGTGATGGGTTCAACAACAACATATAGTTAATTATGTCGCCTATTTTATCTCTTCCTAGTTTACGTGCTGGTGTTGGTGCATCTGCACCTTTCACTGGCATTGATGCTACTCTCTCAAGAATCGAAGCATTTTGGGATGGAGCACCAGATCAAATTGTTGGTACTAAATGGTTATCCAAGTATCAACATCCCTTGCTTGCTAATGCTGACGTGACCATGGTAAATGGCACTGTGTATAATGATACTGTGACAACTGGTGATGGTAGCATTGGATATTGGGCATTCAATGGTAGTACTCACTATGGTTGGATTAATGATCTAAACTATGGTAACGGTGGTAGTCATGGTGATAGTAACAATGGACGAATGGGTGAAATCACATTTATTATCTGGTTTAGAACATCTTATGGCACGGCAGATGCTGGTGGTGCATGGGATAGCAGCAACTGGTCATGGTTAGATTGGGATAGATCTGAATGTCTTAGTTATAACATAGGTTCTACTGGAAAAATTCAGTTCTCTGGTGAATCTAATAGCAACGTAGGTTCTTACTATGATATTACAGGAGATACTCCATGTAATGATGGTAATTGGCACATGGCATCAGTAGTAGTTTCTTCTTCTAATAGTTACATTAAGTTCTATCTTGATGGAGAACCTGATGGAACACGCACTTATAGTTTCTCATATTTGAACCAAGGTTCACGTAGATGGGGATTCATTGGTGATGGTTCTGAAGCAACAGGAAACGATGGCGCTAGAAATAATGTCTATTATGATGGTGATATAGCACAAATAGCATTGTTATCAGAATATTGGTCTGATGCTCAAATTAAGAATCATTTCACAAAAACACGATCACGCTTCGGTGTATAGTGTGACAGTTTAAATAAGTGTCACAAGGGGTCTACACAGACCCCTTTTTTATGCTATACTAACTGAGTAAACACAGGAGCAATCCGATGCCTCAGTTCAAATTAATCTGTACTGATGACGATCAAACGACTACAATTAAAGAATTTGAAGCAACTATCTTACAAGAAGTAGTTGAAAAGACTACTGATTTTCTTCATGGAGTCGGATATGTTTTTGAAGAACTAGAAGTAAGGGAATGTGTTGGTGATGTAGAAAGGGATTCAAACGTCCTTGATTTCATGCTACAATCAGCACTTCGGGACTAATAATTAGCACAGAACTCTTGACATAACAGGAGTTCTGTGCTATACATAGTATCGTAGTTTATTATTTGTTTCACAAACTATTCAATGGGCAAGACTTTTCGACGAGGTGGTAACGAACGAGGTTATTACTCGTTTGGCAAATCCATCCGAGACAAACGATCTAAAGGTGGAACTAATCGATCAGCAAATTGGGACACTCAAGAAAATTATGACAATCATCAAAAAGGAACAAGAAAGAAAAGAAAGTTTGACGGAGAACTTGACAACGACACAGGATGGTATTGACGAACCTATATCATATGATGACGAATCATCAGTAGACTACGACCTTGATTACACAGTTCAATATTAGGTGAAATGAACAACGAATCTCAGGACGTAACGTTCAACCGAGGACTCGACTTGTTTGCCGAGTCTGTACTCAAACCAGACAACAAATTGCGACAATGTGCTCACAATCAAGAATGTTTCAATGAGTTGATGTGGGTCAGGCAACATGTCCTAGACTATCTGCATACACTCAGGAGGAGAGACTAATGGTTGGACTTCACTCTGCAATTTTAGATAAGGATCAAAAAATGATTTTAAAGGATGCTTTGTTCATGTATGTTTCTGATTTACAGAAACGATACTATAGTGACAAAGTAATTGAAACTCCTCTGTATCTTAATAAGATGAGAGAGGTTGAACAAATCGTTGAACGATTACATTTGACTGAACTATATCAATGACAATTCAAGTATTTAATCCTAAGTGGTATTACATTAGTAAATTCACTGAAGATGAACAATCAAAAGTTCGAGAGTATTTTTCGGACTACATTTCTGATGATCAAAACTTTGCTCAACCAAAGTATTGGGCATGTAATGTTCAATCTTCATATCAAGTTGAGGGGAACAACAATCTACCATGGCAAAAATGGTTAGAGGTAATGAAACCCTATTTTGATGAGTTTGTTGATCAAGTAGGGGCACAACAGAATATAGAAATCATGCTAGAAGAAGCATGGGTAAACAAATACATGCCTGGTGATTCGCAAGAGATTCATGATCACTGCACACCAACATGTAATGTCAGTATGGTATACTTCTACCAGTCAAATGCTGATGATGAGTGTAAGTTCCAATTTTATAATGAAGACCATAAGTTTGTTCGACTCTCTGGATTAGCAGATACGTTGAGCATACCATCAGAACAATTCACGACTCCTGATGTTACACAAGGTACGCTGTTGATATTCCCATCTCATTATCATCACCTTGTTACACCACATCGTGGTACAACAGAACGTATTACTTTTAGTGCAAACTTTAAAGTGATACCTAAAGGAGTTTACCCTCCTGAGGTGGACGGTTGGACAAACTGACACAAGCACCTTGACAACAGCATGGATCCATGCAATACTAATAATGTTCCTCACCAATGAAAAAACAACTTAAAAAACTACGCCAAGCAATCAAAAGCGGAGAATCCACTGCATTCCTCTACAAACAAGAGGAATTGGATTACATGAAACTTCAGGAGAAAAATCTCACTGAAATCTACAAACGCCAACAAATTGAAAACAAAGGAGGATTTGGTCAGTATGTACGATGAAACTTTCAACGTCGAATGGGACGAGAACGATGCAATTCAGTTACCTGAAGATGAATGGATTTCTTCAGTCTTAGGCACAGAACAAGATGCTATCTATGATGTATTGGCAGAAATTAAATGAGAGTTAAATTGATACCAAAGACAAGATATGCACGAGAGTTCTTGCGTTATCATATGCGATCACCCTATATGGAATGTGATGAACGTAAGGACAAATGGCACCTTGGCAATCCTACAACAGGTATCGATTTCTGGGTACATCCTACAAACGATCCAAACTGGGAGATTAAACGATGAGAGATTATGATCGCTGGCGCGTATCATGGAAGAGACAAAAGAAGGTGAATGGATATAGTTCGACGCAAGAGGTTGTTGTATATGGAATGCACAATGTAGAGTATGTAATTAACACAATTGTCCCCACTGATGAGTGGAGTGTGACACCCGCATAAACTGTCCACTACCCCTTGACTTTTCGGTCAGGGGGTTCTATATTATATTCATCGACACAAACCACATGAATCTTCGCCCACATCAGCAACGTGCTTTTGATGCTATGCAACAGAAGAATGCGGGTCAGGTGATTGTCCCTACGGGTGGTGGTAAAACATATATCATGATCGCAGATGCTTTGCATCGTGCTGCACAAGGTCAAACGATTGTTGTTGTTGCTCCACGTATCTTGCTTGCTAATCAACTCTGTGAGGAGTTTATGCAGCATATCAGTGGCACCTGGACGCATGTCTGTCATGCACATAGCGGAGAAACTCACTACTTCAGCAGCACAAAACCCGACAAGATTGCACTCTTCAATGATACTGCTCGTGCTGCTAGTGAGTCCTGCATTATATTCACCACCTATCATTCTCTGCACCGTGTTGTAGATAGTGGCATCAATATCGACACTATCTATTTCGATGAAGCACACAATGGTTGCGGTCGTCACTTCCACAAGGCAGTATTTGCTGTCTCTCAGTATGCCAAACGTCGCTATTTCTTCACTGCTACTCCTAAAACAGGACGTGGCGTGAGTGTTGCTCGTGGCATGAATAACACCACTGTTTATGGTGGTGTGCTGTGCAATGTTCCTGCTCGTGAGTTGATTGCTGCTGGTGCAATTGTCCCCCCTAGAATTGTTCCTTTCGAGACCAATCGCAGTCGTAACAAGTACAACGCACATGAGGTTGATGGTGACAACCTGAAGGATATGTTCGAGCAACTCGATGTATTCCAGAATCCTAAAGTTCTGATCGCAGCACCATCTAGCAAAGTGCTGGGTAACATGCTCGGACAGACTGACATCCTTGAGTATTTCTACCGCAAAGGATATGACGTGATGCACATCACCTCTAAGTTTGGTGCTATCATCAACGACAAGAAAGTAGGACGCGAGGAGTTCTTCAACACGCTGCAATCGTGGGGTGCTGATGACTCTAAGAAGTTTGTTATCTTTCACTATTCCATTCTGTCTGAGGGTATCAATGTGCCAGGTCTGACACATACAATCTTGCTGCGTAATCTGCCCATCGTAGAGATGGCACAGACAATTGGTCGTGTTATCCGTGTCCATCAAGATGACCGCCGTGATGTTGCTGAGGGTCGCATTCCTGCTGGAGCGTTTCATCTTTACAAAAAGTCTGAGGGTATTGTTACCATGCCAACAGGTTACAAGATGGGCAACGCTATTGCACAAAGATTGCAGAACGTTGTTAACAACATCTTCATCGAAGGTATTCCTCCCGTTGCATATTGCTGATGCTGTTTGATACTTTCTCTTTTTTCCATAACGAGAGCGG